TTTTGTTATCTTTTCTTTACGCATAATCCTTTCTTTTTCTTTTTTATCAAGCGTATTCTGATAACCTTTTGGTGCTTTAAGACTAAAATCTAGTTTTTTAGGTTCGTTCTTCATTTCATGTGCCTATCGTATGCTTCTGTAATTGTTTCTCGTCTAGCAGTCTTAGCTGACTCTTTAAAGTCCTGTGCAGTAGGTGCATCTTTTGAGCCTACCTTGTTCATCTTTTCGCCAGAACTTTTCTTAATGCGTTCTCTTTTAGCGTGAATATTGGAATAAAGTCCGTTTTTCATTAGCATCCCCATCTCTTTAAACTTGCTTTGGCTCTCGGTGCATCACCTTTTGCGTTGTCTACTACTCCTTGCATCCTTGCACAGAAACTATCGTGCCTACTTCCACTTTTTTGTGGTGCTTGTAAATTAGCATTATTCTTGCGATTGTATGCCTCTCGACCAGCTTTTGTCATCCCTGCACCCTGTTCTGTAGGTAAATAATGCTTACCCTTTCCAGTTGTAGTCTTAGCAATAGGCTTATCATGCTTATCTATTGCAGCTTCAATCTGGTCTCTGCGACTAGGCATTTTCTTCTATATGCCTCGCATACGCATCTTCTAATGTCTTTTTACGCTTACCTGTTGCCTCTTTTCTTTGCACAGATAATGCAATCGCCAATGCCTGTTTCTTAGGCTTACCTGACTCTATTTCTTTCTTATAGTTCTCGCCTACTGCTTTAGAACTTGATGATTTTATAAGTGGCATCTTTTAATCCTGTGAAATTTCATTAATTTGCTGTTCTATCATATTTCTTCTAGGAGGAACAGTCATATATTTTTGCAAAGAATCAAGTACAATCATTTGTTGAGGTGTGTAATTTAATTCTTTATTAATTTCATCAGGCCATTGCTTTACAACATAACCACGAATTGCAGAATCTGTAGCATTTTGTATTGCTCTTTGTGGTGATTGGCCTTCTTTTAATGAGGCATCATAATCTAATGCTCTTTTTTTAAGGACTTCAAGTTGATCAGGTGACCACATTTTTGCTAATCTATCTCTAGCTTGATTAGATGCTGGATCATCATGCAATATTTCACCCACTAAATCGTGATGAGTAAATTCATTTGGTTTGTATATTTCTACACCAATTCTATTTCTAGGTAATTCTTTAGGTCTTGAAAACTTGCCATTTCCTAATGGTTTACCAGTCTCGCCAACAGGATATGCTTCAGCATAACCTTCTCCACCACCTTCATTAACCATTACATCAAACTTATGTTTTTTTAAAAAAGGATATTCTTCATGTGCTTTTGCTAAAAGTTCTGAAATATAATCTGCCATAATTAACCCTTAAACTTGAGCATATAAATTGTGGTGTCGATCTCTTGGGCAATGTTATCAATTAATTGCACAATCTCAGAGTCTTTCGGTAAATCGCCTCTTGCATCTTTAACAAAACGCTGTAACGATTCTAAATAATTTAATGGTTCACCCTTTGGCAAATGATAAGTGTCAGGAAACTTTGTTATCTGTCCTTTACATCCAAAATATGCCTCGGCTAACTCATCTGTTAATTCAATGATGTTTTCGTAGAATTTGCCAAGGGTTTTGTGTTGTGCATAAGACTTCGTTGTCCAATGCTGTAAGTGGGTATTAGTCCCTGAATGTAGCAGAGTTACTAAGAAAAGTGCCATTTGTTCCATAAATACCCCCCTTTTTACTATTTTAACTCAATTTTTATCAATCCACAAATATCTTTATGTATTTCTATTGTTATTTTTGTGAAACATCTATCATCTATCTCCAACGCTAAACACATCCCATCTAACCCTGATTTTATGCTTGCTAACATATTATCTAAGTCCATCCATCGTCTGTTTGGTTTGTAAAAAACAATACTTAGCTCTGAGTAATCACCTTTTGGTATATTAGCCTCTTTTGTTGTCCAATAGCAAATATCTTTGTAAATAGCCTTCTTCTTGGCTTTTTCGTGATAATGACAACTAGAGTTTGGATTTAACTCCTTCGGTGGCCAAGGGAAAGTTAGCATTTAATCTCCACAAAAACAGGCAATTGCTTCTTCATCAGAAAACATATCTGATTGATTTTGACTAAAAAATAATATTTCTTGATAACTTGAATGGGCTTGATTAAACCTTGCATTAATCTTATTTTCCATGTTAATCCACCAATTTGCTCGTTCTGGCTTATCTTTAACAAGAGATAAAAGATGCGTTTGTTTTTTTAAAAAACACAAGTCACAGTTACTTAACAAAGAATTTCCATTTACTGTAATGGTTTGCAAGTTAAAAGTTTGCTTATCCCAAAAGTCTAGAACATTATTTACAGCAATATTAGCCGTTGCCAATGGTGTTTCCTTAATATTCTTGTTATTTTTCATTTTTGCAACTCTGCGAGGTTCATCAGCACGAATACCAACAAATGTCACATATTCTTCTATATCAATACTTTTCATGTATTTATCAATTAAGTTTACTTTTAAATCAGAAGTGCAAAACCTAGCAAAAGTGTTGGGTAAATAATTTTTTTTAATAATCAATGCCTCAAATGGCTCACCTTGTCTACTTGCATTGGCATAATTAACAACTTTAAAGCCAGGCTTATCTGCAATAAATTCCAACCAAACGATAGGAATTTGCCAATTAATAGAACAATCTTCAATAAATCGTAATGTAACCTCATCTTCTTTACCTGTGTTTGCAAAGACAACAATAGCATCGTCAGGAAGTCCTTGATTAGACTGTAGTATTCTCCATAACATATATGCAGATGTACGACCACCACTAAAACTAATTACAGTAGGTTCTATTATCTTAAATGGATCACTCACAATATCTCCAATGTCTTTTCTAATAATTCTTCTTCCGTTGTTGAATACAGAGATTCCCATGCTCGCCTGCCAAGTCCATGCACTCCAGTATTACTACCTCGATGGTGAATCGGGCATAAGCCTATTACAGGTGCATCTTTTCTCTTGCCAGCTCTACGAATATGATGCAAATGGCATGGACTATCCTCTATTTTTAAAACAAATCGACATAAACTGCAACCTAATCGTGCAATTTTGTCGTAATGTGCTTTCTGTGCTTTAGTCATTGGCTAATTCGTGAGCAAAATCTTCTAGTTTCTGTGCTTGATCTGTAATATCGACAGCTATCTGATACGCTGCAACATAATCCTGATTATTACAAGCCTCTGAATAGTTCTTAATTAAGTGTTGCAATATCAAAAATGGATGATCAATCATAACATTCCTTTCCTTCTGTTAGCACTAAGTGTTTGAAATATCTCAATAATACGCACTTCATGTTGCCTTTTGTTGTCTAATATCTTAAATTGCTTGTATGTGTCTATCCATGCTTTTAGTGCATCATCGTATAAAACGCTGTCTAAGGCTTTTTCTTGCCTTTCTGCTACTGTCCCCTCAGATTGTAAAAATATATGAGCCTTGGCTTGTTTTATGGCTTCCTCAAGGTATTTAACCTGACCTGACAGGTTTGCATGATCTTCGTCTGAAGAAGATAGCATTTTAAGGGCAGTTTCTACTCTGTTTTCGTTTAAGTTTTCAAGATTCATTTATTCTCTCCATTAAGATTGTCCAGGCTGTTGCTGCACAAAGTGGGACTTGTCCATTTCCAATGGCTTTAAGTCTGTCCACTCTAGCGGCCATCCCATTAACCACTCTACCCAGGTTGGGTTCAATCTCCCAGTAGTCTTTTCTTCCATACTCATTACAACTTCCCCAAGATTGCTTTTCCAAAACTTGTTGTTTGGGTCTAAGTGTCGGCTGATTGCATGACGAGAATCCTGACAAACTGGAGTTGGCCACATTCTCACTGCTTGCCCTAAACTTACCGAGTGCATCGAATTTTCCGATTGTTGAGTTGATTTCAGTTTGTCCGTGTAAATGTCTGCACAAGTCGGTGTCGGCCAATTCCCCGATGGAGTTTCTGCCATCCGTTTCTTGAGTGCTTTCCGACTGTTGCTTCCCCCATCCAACCCTGTTGTGTTTGGTGTGTGAAAAAAATCTTGATTGTTTGGTATCTTTTGCAACAAGCCAGATTCTTTCTCTTTGGTGTCTAGCCCCGACATCGGACGCTCCCAACACACACCATTCCGTGTCATACCCCATCTCGGAAAAGTCTCCAATGACTGTTCCAAGTCCTCTAGTAGTGAGCATTGGACTGTTCTCCACAAATGCGTATTGTGGTCGTACTTCCCCAATAATCCGTGCCATGTGTCCCCACATTGAACTTCTTTTTCCTGTAATTCCAACTCCTTTACCGGCTGAACTAATGTCCTGGCATGGAAATCCTCCAGATACGACATCAACAATTCCTCTCCAAGGTTTTCCGTCAAAGGTTTGTACATCATCCCAAATCGGGAAAGACGGGAGTATTTTGTCATTTTGTCTTGCGACAAGTACGCTAGCTGGGTAGGCTTCCCATTCGACTGCACAGACTGTTCGCCATCCAAGTAAATGTCCCCCAAGTATTCCTCCACCAGCACCTGCGAAAAGAGCCAACTCATTCACATTACCTCCACATATTTAATTACTGGTTGATTAAAGTTTTCAATAAATTGCTGGCTTTTCATATCAAACCATAATTTAATTGTGCCGTTCCAATCCCCATGCCGTTGTTTACTTACAATTAATGCAGCATCAGGTACAGAGTTATCAGCTATGCCATTTATCTCAGTCTCTCGTTCTTTTTTAATGTTTCTAGCAATAATCATTACATTGTCTACAAGATCAGATATTGAGCCTGAACCTTTTAAATCAAATTTATTAGCTGTTTCTGTCTCGTCATTACCTTTTCTGACATGGTGAACCAAGAAAACATGGATATTCATTTCTTTAGCAACTTCACATAACTGGTTCATAAAGTCCTTTTGACCATCGTAATCAGTCTCTCCTCTTGTGCATTTAGTCAAAGAATCAATAATTACATGACTGACTCCTAGTTCTAGTGCTGCATATCTGCAAAGACTAATGACTTGCCAGGACTCCAAACTACCAACATGGTTAAATAAATAAAACTGATCGAGTTTCCATTTCATAAAGTCGCTGATCTGCTCTTTGTTTGGGATATAAACTCCTGTGGCCTGTTTAGTCATTCGTGCCAAGGTTGATACTGGAGGCATTTCTAATGATGCCATCAAGATTTTAGAACCCTTATCCACAATGTCTAAAGCAATCTGACCAAGGATTAATGACTTCCCATGACCATTAACTCCAGCTAAGACTGTTATTTCTTTTCTGCGAAATCCTATTTTTTGTTGTGCAGAGTAAAAAGGTAACTTATCCCCTAATATTCCGTTCTGTCGGTTTTTAAAGTATTCAACTAGTTCTGTCTCAAAGTCTGACTTCTCATTGACCATACTGCGAATCTCAGAGTATTCAGCGTATTTGTCTAAATCAATGTCTATCAACATATATCTCATTCTCCGAATCTGTCGTTATAAGCGTTTTTATTCCTAGTGTCCTTAGATAGGTATACCAAGTAAAGAAAAACTCGTCTGAAGCGTTTTTAAAGTGAATTAGCTGTACTACTTGGTCTTTTAGGAAAGCTAAATCATTTGGCTTTGGTCTGTTTTGTTCTGTAAAAATAGTATCTGTGTAATCCCAATGTTCTGATTTATCTCCTACAAATACAAAAATACTAGGTATTTGTTTACCAGAATGTAACTTTTTGAATACTTGTTGTTCTCCGATCATGCTGTCCTCACAGGTGAAAATATATCGTTAGTCGGTTTTGTTACTATTTCATCTTCCCATCTACTTTGATTTAGCCATGTACTAGCATGAGGAATAATATTATCCTTCCATTGCTTACTATTCTTCTGTTGTGCAATGGCTTTTAAAAGTATGTTTATATCTACCTTAACTTTCTTAAATGCTTTCATTGCTAAACTCTTTGATTCATGTCTTGGATACGATTTCCAAAATAGTTCAAATTCTTCTGTATATTTGTGTATATGTGTTATTGGGTTATTGGGTATTGGGTTATTGGGTAGCATACCAATCGCATTGCTTTCGGATTGCGTTTGCATTGCGTTCGCATCAATAACCTTATTCCTATTAGCCCAACGAGCATTAGCACTAGCCCTTGCACTCTCAGATTTACCATATATTTTCTCTAATTCTTTATCACAACGATCATGAACATACCCCTTTTCAGTAAGTTTAAAGAAGTCATTTAATACATTTTCAAACGCTTGCACTTCGTCTGCATTACGAACGCTATGCGAACGCATTAACTTGTTTAAATCAATTGTTAATGGTGATTCTTCTGTGTAATAAGTGTCTAATAATTGCCTATAAATACCATGCTCTAGCAATGTCAAATGACCAGTATCTTTACGATAATCACCAATATTATGTTGGTAATAGTGCATATCAATCCTTTTTAAATAGGTCTGGTCTGAGCATTTCTTTTGTAAGCCTACCTTCAGAGATTTTCTCTAACTTTTTTACATACTTAATTGGGACTTTTTTCTGTCCCCAAAGTATTACTGCGTTAGGGGTTAAGCCAAGAATGTCAGCTAGGTTCTTTAATGATTCAAATTCGTATTTCAGATAGTCAGTTGGTTTCATATAATTCCTTTCTTTGTTAGAATATAATACATATAGCGAATATTTGCAAATATATTTTATATTAGTATAAACACCTAGAAGAAATGTGTAAAAATGTGTGAAAAGATGTTGCAATGTGTGATTTTATAGGTTAAAGTTTAGTCATGCAGTAAATTAAACAATGAAACGAAAGGGAAATGAAGATGAGAGAATTTATAGAAGCACTAGTAGGATTTGCAGTAATGTTTGGCCCTGCACTAACAATCTGGTTACTACAAGGAGTTAAATAATGACTACCTTATGGATTGACCCACTATCTGACGATGGTCAAGAACTAATTGATGATCGTATCAACGAACTTATCAAGACAGATTACAAACCAGCTAACTTAGTTAATGAGGCTGTTGCTGAGTTTACAGTTAAAGAAAACCAACAAGTAGCTGACTATATAAACGAAAACAATATGCAAGGTCTAGGCAATTACATTTACTTAAAAGCCTACGACTTTGCACACACAATGGCTACAAAACAAGCTGAATATGAATTTAACAATGGAGAATTAAACGATGAGTAAATACTTAGAATTACGCAAGATTAACATTAATGAGCATACTGAGAAAAAGGGTAAATTTACCTATTTATCGTGGGCTTGGGCAGTAGATCAACTATTACAACTAGACCCATTAGCTACTTGGACTTATGATCAACCAATGGCTTTTGGTGATACTTTGATGGTGTTTTGCACAGTTGAGGCATTTGGTAAGAAGATGACTGCACAGTTACCAGTTATGAATAATCAGAATAAAGCTATGTCTAACCCTGATAGTTTTTCAGTAAATACAGCTATGCAACGATGTTTAGCTAAGGCAATAGCGTTACATGGTCT